GCGAAGTGGAACTTGAAATCAAGCGCCGTCAACGGCGTGCCAGCGTCGGTCTTTTGCTGCGCCTTCTGCGTCAACTCATAGAAGTGTCCAGCTTGGCCCTCAGCCGTGCTTTCGATCGTAATACGCTGACCTGCCTGCACCGTATTGAACGCGCCTGAGCGCACCTCTCGGGCCTTCTCGGGGAACTTGGCGCACAGCTTGCCATACTCGGACACATGCAGCCTCTGGAGCGTCCCTGAGCGGAGTGACGTGCCAACGCGGATGCTGGACCCGTTGCTGAACTTCATCGAGTCCGCGGCATCCTGCTCAGCAGATACGACGGCGCGAAACTCGCTAGGGAGGTTGTCGTAAGCAAACTTGATCTTGTCCGCGAAGAACGCCTTAGCGTCTGTCAGGTTATGCGCAATAACGCCCGCCGCGGTATTAGGCATGAACAAACAGTCATCCAGCATGTCTAACTGAATGTAGGTCGTGAAACCCTTCTGACGGGCCTTTAACATGACATCCATGCCATGCCTGCTGTGATGAAACTTGGCTTGGTCCTCGTTCATGCGGAACGGGACAGTCTGGCCGTCCTTGCCCTTGATCTTGTAGAAACCATCGGCAAGACGGCTAGTCTTGTCGGGCCAGCGCTTTGCAGCGAGGTTTAGGACTTGTGCCCCAGCCATGAGGATGCCTCTTCGCTAAGGTCTATGCTCTGCTTGACTTCTGTTTTCTCGCGCCAGTCGTGAGGGAAGCGAGCGGCCATTGATCTTGACCACATCGAAGCCTGGAAGATTTGCGACTCTAGATTCTCACGGCCTTTGCGCTCCCACCAAACCTGTGAAAGCTGTTTCGCATACGTAAAGGCTTCTAGAAATTCCGGGTGCGCTTCAGTCCAATTCGCTTCGAGCGTGGCCCTGGCGACACCAATATCCGTTGCCATTTCAACGACAGACGCACCAGTGCGACCAAGTTCTATAACCCGATCGCAATAGGCTGGTTCGTAGTCTGAAGGGCGTCCTGCTGGCATAGGAATCATCTAACCCCTATCGCGCGCAGGAGCAAGTGGGCGACGATAGCCATTGATAAGCGCACGCAAGATTGCCTTCGCAGCATCATCGCCAGCCATCACATGCGCGTTGAGCAAATAGATATCCGCGTGCATGTCGCCGGCTTGGAACGGCACAGGCCCATAATCATCGGTCTTGCAAATCACTGGGTCGTTGCCTGTCGCCGTAAAATCATATGGCACATCCTCTAGCGCATGAGCCCGATACATCGGCATGCCGACAGGCACTGGTCGCGTATCGCCGTCTAGGACCCCACCGATAAACAGACAGATTTCTTCTTTCATTGTCTTAGCCTTTTCGATGAAGCGTCATGCGGAGGTGGCCGGGGTGGCGAGCTTGGCGAGCACGTCTGACCGAAGCTTGCTCACGACAGCGGTGAAGTTCGTCCGGAACAGGCTGTCGCGACCGTAGCCAGCGGCACCCCATTCATTCAGAGCATCATTGAACAACGCCTTGATCTCTTCCGCATCGCCGCGGCACCGGCGGGCCTCTGACAGCGCTACAACTGCCGCGTGCTGATCCCAGCGCCCTTGCTCGACCTTATCGACGGTCTTCATATCGTCACCAAGGTCGAGCAGCAGCAGGCCAGCCGCTTTGCGATCAGCGTCAGTAATCAGATCACTCATCATCCTTCTCCAATTTGCGATGTGTTGCGGGCGGGGGTGGTGGCGAGGATTTCGGCGAGGTCATCCCATGTGTCGGCGCCATGCTCATCGTCACCGGTGCGGGCGTAGAACCGATCGTCCGGCCCTTGCGTGATAGTCCAGCCGTTGCACTCGTCGGGTATTCCGAAGCAGTTGACGCTGGGAGCAGAACGCGAGGTTGCGGGCTTCGCGGTGACATGTTCGGGGGCTGGGGCGGTCGAAATCCGGTCCAGAACGTCACGCGCGCGTTGCGCCCAATTGAACCGTCCCGACGTCTTCATCGGTTTCAAACCTTCGACCAGTATCGCCCGAAGTTCCGCATCCCCCTGCGCTCGCCTCTGCGTGGTCGCCGCGCCGTAGTACGCGAGCATCATGCAGAAGTTTGCGACGTCTACGGGATCACCCTTGGCGAGGTGTTCGTGCAAAAGCTGCTGGAGGTGCGGGACCGTGCACTGCGACGGATCGTCCCAACCGCCTCGGCCCTTCTCGCGCGCCTTCGCCAGTTTCGTCTTCATATTGGCTGCAAACAGGTCAACGGCGCGATCGTCTGGGTGTTGCGCCTCCTCCTGCGACGTTGCGATGGTGGGGGGCGCATCACAAAAGTTTCCGCCCCCGATCACTCGGTGGTGCCGCCAACCCGCGCGGCCGCAATGACGGCAGAAATGACCCTGATCGTCGGTGGCGTATGTCTTAGCCTCTCCCTCTTGCGGCATTGCGGGCTTACCCTGTTCACTCATCTTCCTGCTCCTTCATTCGTAACGGGGGACATTGGCGATCCGCAGTGGTTGCCAAAACAGAATACCATGCTATCCATCACTCAGCGTCCTTTCTCGTCAAAGGGTCGTTACACCACCGGGTTGATCGGAGCTCCACAACGATCCCCGGTGGTTGGAACATGAAGCTGTTTGGGTGTCAACCGATGCGGTTGAAGCGCATGGCTTCCGAATGCAGCGAGTTAGCCTGATTACGAATGCGACGAATGATCGTAGAGATCGATTCCTCAGGCATCTCAGTCGAGCATCCCGCTGAACCCTTGAGACTGGACGAACCGAACAAAGCGTCTGCACCCATCTGTATCGTGCTGCCGGCATCAGCCAGGATCTTCTCAATCTCGAAAAGCTGCTCGCGCATGGGCGGCTGGTCAACAATCTGAGAAGCGCTGGCCTGCCGATCCATGTAAGCCTGCTCGGCAGGATGAACCTTGGAAGCGCTCTGTCCCAACGTCTCACCGTAAAATCCGTTCATGTATCTTCTCCAATATGCCCCACAGGGCGTTTCTACCGGGTCTACAGCGCCAATCTCAAGATTTGGCAGGGTCAGTAGGGTTGAGGGCTTTTCCCTAACCGTCGCTCTCCGAATTCTTTGTTACCTAATTTTCGGCGTATAAGCGATGCGATCCCATTCGGCGGTAGGGTTCCAGCAGTTCGTGCCGTGACCCCAGCCATAGCCGCGCATGTGGTACATTTTGCCGTCGCGGCAGAGGTACGGTCCGCCGTCCCAATCGGCAGGAGCTTCCTCCCCGCCATGCCAGGGCTTCATGCCTTCAGGAATTACCGACCCTTCCATTTCAAATCTCTTTCATTGCCGACAGGGCGATGGGGTTATTCGCCGGAAGCCGATAGGGTCCTTTTGGCTGATTGGCGTGGGTGCGGCCTTGCTCATCTCTGAACTTGCCTTCGTAATTTTCGTCTTCGCTCATCTCACCTTCTCCTTACACCCAACAGGGCGGTTTCTAGCCCCGCTGAGTAGGGTCTAGGGGTTTCTGGGTAGTCGCGGACCCCTGAAGGGCTGATGAGGCTACCATAGCGGCCCCTATCGCTGGTCCCGACGCTATCAACCTTAGAGCCGCCTCATACCGCGCCATCTTCTCCGCCATGCGCCGACGATGGGCCGCTGTGCGCTGGGTTGTGGTTTGGGCGGTCATTCCTTGGTCATCCCGTCCCACTCGCAGTCAGCGGCCTCGATCGCGTCGAGGGCAGCACAAAGCGAGGTGTCAATCGGGTTGTCGGGGCCTTGTGCGGCAGCGCGACGGACGCCCTCGACGAGGTCGTATGCTTCCGCGAGATCGTGCTTGTTCCAGTCAACACGGATTGGGTTGATAGTGGTCATTTTACGTTCCTTATTTTCGTTTTGGCGTTTTGCAGCATCAATCAAAATACGAAGCATATCAGGATGGATGCCTGCATAATGATCAATTCTATTCGGAGACCTTTTGTAAGCGTCTTCGCCAAAGCGAATTGCTTTCTCCAATAAAGTTTCTGACATTTTATACTCCTAATCTATCTATAAAAGATTTTGCGCTACCCGAAACCGGCTTCCAATATCTGAGATCAATAATCATCGACTCACGGATACGAACCAAAGTACGCGAACGCTCTTCGCAGTTTCCTACGGACCATTCTTTGCGAAGGCGCCATTCACGACCCTCAGTGTCGTTGGCGTTGATGTTGTGCATGAAGGAGGCGCGAGCGCTTCGAATGGCAATTTTCATGATTAAAACTCGATCACAAGGTTGCCGTTGTCGTACATAACTACTCCGGTGATATCGCCGTCTTCAGTCTCAATACCCACAGTGACCGAACCGTCGGCACGAAAGTCAACGCCGAACACCACGCCGTACTGGCTTGCGATCTCGCGGGCATCTGCATCGTTAACTTCGTAGGTCATCTCAGCGGCTCCATTCGCTTGGTGTTCCTACTTATTACGAACGTTCGTAACGACCGTCAAGCATTATTTCCGATAAACCTCAGGATAAGGCTGACGACCTCGACGCTTGCAATCCGCCTCATAGTTCGCCCGCTTCTCAGCCAGCGTCAGATCCTTGCGAGCTAACACGTCACACCAATCCATCACCATGTCTCCACATAGCTGGCGGTCATCCGCCAATAATCTTCCCTAAGCCTCTCCAGCGAGCGCCTGGGCGGAATAATGACCTGCGCCCCAACGGGAACCCACGTGCCGTCCCTTACGTCTCTGTACGGTGATCTGCGTGTGGGCATCTCTTCCCCAATCCCAATCTCGAAAACCAGCCAGCCTCCCCAAATACTTCCCCATATATAAGCCCCCCCCTTTAGGGGGGCTATATTTGGGGATTTGGGGATTGGCGGTTTTCCGCCATTCTTAAATCCAAATTCCCAAACCATCCCCAAATAGTTTTTCAGTTTGGGGAAAGCCCCAGAGCGGCTTTCGCGGCCTCCAGATCCGGCTTCAACGCCTTCTCATCGCGCCCCTTCATCTGATTGTGGAACGTGATTTCCTCGATCATCTTGCCCTCCATGAGGTAGTGCAGAATCTTGCGTGCCTCGTCTTCCTCGACGCCCATCACAGACGACGTAAGATGCCCGATCCAGCGCTTGGAGCCCCCAGCCTTGGTGCGACCGAAGGGGAGGTCTGTAGCCACGCCATTCTCATCAACATAGCCATCCTCCATAGCTTCCAGCAGCTTGATAATCAGCGCAGGTTCATAAGCCCCGATGCCCTCTGGTTGCCATGGTGACAGCGCACCTACCTCATCGCCACCTTCGCTATCGCCAACAGGCCCATTCTGGAGCGTGACGGATATCTTCTCAAACCACGTCCGACCGCCTATCAGGGAGTTGTTGGACTTGGCATCGTCGTACCGCACATACCTGAAGCGCTGGTCCTCGTTGACATTCAGCGCCGATGCCTCAGCCTTCGACATCACGAACAGCGTAGCCGCAAGACGTGCCGAATTGACGATGGCACCACCGCCACGAATCACGTCCGCAGAACCCGCCTTATCCTCAGAACCCTTGGTAGTGTGATGCACCAGATAAACCGCGGCGCCTGTCGGTCTGGCAATCTTGTCGCGCCATATCTTCATCGCCCACTTGGTGTCGCCATTGGAGTTTTCGTCGCCGTCGAACGTCTCGGCGAACGGATCCACGATAATCACGTCGATCTTGTGATGATTGATCACCTGCACCAGCTCCTCAACGAGAGGGGTGGCGACCTGCGATTTCTTCACGGCATCAGCGGTTGATACCAAGATGTTATCCGGCGCGTCTGCCAGCATGATCATCCCCGGCCCCGCCTTCATATCCATCACTGTACGCGCGGCCACCATGCGGCGGCGCTGCTCGGCAATGTCATCTTCCGCATTGATGATCAGCACGCGGCACTTTCGCTTGGGCTTCCACTTTGCCCAGCCCTCTCCAGCCGCCAGCATCAACGCCAATTGGAGCGTGAATACCGACTTGCCCGTACCGCCTGGAGCGGCGAGGATATGCGTAGCGCCCGCCAGTAGAGCACCCGGTACGATCCAGGGCCTCAAAGGAATATCCGACTCCTTGAAATCCATCGCGTCCACGAAAGATATGGCGCAGGCGGGCGCTTCCGGTGCGGGCTCGGGGCGATTGCCGAAGTCGATCAACCCTTGACGGAACGTGGTGGCGACTGCCTCCACGCCCTGCTCAATCATCTGGTCGTTGAAGTCATCGCCTTTCCGGAGGGGCGGCGGCGCGATCACCGGCACGTCGAGTTCCCGTCCCAGTCTCTGCATGGCATCCAGTGCCTTGCGATCCGCGGCAATGACGACAGACACACCCGCTTCCTGCATCTTGCGCGCGATGTTGGGGATCTGCCCTTGGCTAAACGCAACCACGACGCGATCCGCGGTAGCCTCGAATATGGACGCCGCGGTGGCGAAACCTTCGCAGATGATGGCGCGACCGAACCCAATGCCGATATAGAAACGCCCGTCGATTGTTGGCGCGTCCTTCTGGAACAGCTTCTTGTCGCCATCGTTCGGCGGGATGGTCTGGACGTTGATCAATTCGCCGTCGGCATCCCACATCGGCACCAGGAGGTTACGGCCTTCCGCACGCGCGCCGCATGGGGCGATCTGCTTGCGGTCGAGATAGCCATTGGCCCCGTCGATCGGCGTGGCGCGGTCCCAACGCCTTTGAGCCTGAGCAATCGCCGCCGCTCGTGCCGCTTCGTTCTTGCGGTCCTCAGCCTCCAGCCACTGCCGGCGCTTCTCGCGGTCCTCAGCGGTTAGCTCGATGGCCTGCCCACCTGTCAGGCGTGCGATGGCTTCCTGCGTCGTGACGTTTTCCATCTTGGCAACGAAGTCGATCACGTCGCCGTGCGCGCTGCATCCGAAGCAATGCCAGCTTTCGTCATTCTCTTTGAACTTCAGGCTGGGCGAGTTCTCTTGATGAAATGGGCAAAGCGCCTCGTACCAGCCTGCATGCTTGCGGATTTTCAGCGCTTTGCCGATAACCTCGGTTAGCGGGAACTGCTGCTTGATGGCCTCGAAATCGTAGCCTTTCATGAGCCCACCTCTGGGGCTTCGGGGAGCGGCATCCAGTGAGACATCGTCGGAGCAACCCCGTGTCCGTTCGACCACCACTGTCCAGCGAAGAACGTCCAGACCTTCTGGACCCAGCCATGATTGGGATGATGACCGGCCAACAAGACGAACTCGCCGTCCTGCGGTGCGGTGGCGATCGGTTGCCAGCCCTGCCCGCTCATGCTGCCACCCCCTGAAGATAGTCAGACAGCTTCTTCAGCGTGTCATGAGAAGGATTCGCGCCCGGCTCCATGACGTTGTAAATCGTCTGGTGGTGAACGCCGATCGCCTCCGCGACCCGGCGAACGCGACGATCTTTCATCCGCGCCCTGATTTCGTCCAAAGTTAGCATGTCGCCTCCGTTTATGCAGAATGTCTATTGACGGCTTACGCAATGTCGCATTAGAAGGCAAGGGCAAGCAAAGAGAGAAAGGCAAAACACATGAGTGTCCTCGCGACCGGGCGCGTTTCGACCAAGCGCCCATTGATCGCCACGCTGGTAGGCGGTCCCAATACCGGCAAATCATCCCTCGCCTGTACCTTCAAGAAGCCGTATCTTTTGCGGACCGAAGGCGAGAACGTACCATCCGACATCCCTGACGCCCGCCTACCGGCAGGCCCGGAAGATGCCCTGGAAAGCGTCGATCAGCTTTGGGAGCAGTTGAACGCGCTGCACAAGGAAGACCACGAACACGCTACCCTCATTCTCGATAGCACGTCTGGTCTGGACGAGATGTTCGCAAACGCCGTGATGAAGGAATCCGGCAAGTCAACGCTGGCAACCTCGCTCGGGGGCTACGGCGCTGGTTACGAAGCCGTCGCCGCCATGCATGGCCGCGTGCGCAAGTATGCCGAACTGCTGCGCCGTGACCGCGGCATGTCTACGGTGTTTATCGCGCACTCCGACATCATCCGTCTGGAGCCGCCCGACTCGGAGGGCTATACGTCGCACTCGTTGCGCTTGCACAAGAAATCCATCCGGCATTACGTCGATAGCGTCGATCTCGTCGGCTTTATCAAGCAGGAAACCATCCTGCGCGGTGAAGAGGGGGCGAAGAAAGCTATCACCACCAATGGTCGCGTGCTGGTGGCGTATCTAACGCCGGCCAACGTATCGAAAAACCGGATGGGCATCACTGACGACCTGCCATTCGAGTTTGGCGAGAACCCGATTTACCGCTGGATCAAGGAGAATGCCAAGAAAGCAGCTCCCAAGCCAGCGAACGAAGTCAACGAAGAGAAGGAAGACGTAGCATGAGTTTCTGGAATCTGGACGACGGTACCAGCGCCGTCAGCGACGACAAGGAATATAGCGCGGGCAGCGGTGACTTCGATGTCATCCCGAAGGGCTCCAGCGTCCTTACTACGATCGAAGATGCGTCGTGGAAGGAAGGTTATCAGGTTTCGGAAACCTTCGTAAACCTGAAGGTTCGCGTGCTGAAACCGGAGGCTTACGCCAACCGCGTGCTGTTCTTCAAACTCTGGATCGACGATCTGGATCCTGGCGTGAAGGATAAGGGAGGAAGCTTTGACCGCACCAAGGCGGTCACGAAGCGTGACAAGCACAAGCGTATGCTGATGGCGATCGATGCCAACGCCAAGGGACGCTTGGCGAAGCTGGCAGCACGTCCGACTGACGATCAGCTTGCGGTGGCGCTGGTGGGGTCGCAGTTCGTCGCTACGCTTGGCGTTTGGGACAAAACCGACGACGACGGCAAGAAGACGCCGGGTGGCAACTGGCTTATGTCTGCTTCCCCAAAGACCAAGGCCGTTACGGAAGTAGAGAAGCCTGTGCAGAAGCGAGCGCCGGCATTCTCGGACGATCTCGACGACGACGTTCCTTTCTAATCGTCACCACCCCTTACCGGACCCCGCTTCACGGCGGGGCGAGGCTAAGAAGTGGAGAGAGAAGATGAGCACACCGCAGCGCAAGAAAGAACTTGCAGCCGAGTTTGAACGCAAATGCGTCGAGATGGAAAACGAGATGGCTAGGGTTAAAAATCTCAGCATCTTTGATCGGGTCAACGAGGCCCGCACAGTGGACGATCTAAAGGATTTAATCCTTACGATCGCAGAGCGTGCAGGAATGGATATTTACTCATGATCAAGCAAGGCACCGCCGAATGGCACGAAGCCCGCAAGAATCGCGTGACGGCATCTATTGCCGGGGCTATCCTCGGGCTGTCCCCTTTTATGACCCGAGCCGACGCCATGCGCATGATGGTCCGCGAAAGCCTGGGCGCGCCATCCGAGTTTCCAGATCCAGTGCCACCGCCAGTGGCGTGGGGCAACGCCATGGAGGCTGGTGCCATTGCTGAGTTCGAAATGGACGAGGGCATAACCACCACGGAAGCGCCATTCATTCCGCATGATGAATGGCTCGGGTGCTCGCCTGATCGCCTGATCTACGACGATTACGGGCTGGAGCAGAAATGCCCGTGGTCGATCCGCAACAATAATCCGCCGGTGTTTAAGACGCTGGAGGAGCAACCACACTACAACGCGCAAATTCAGGTATGCCTCTACGTCACGAAGCGGCGCGGCTGGTATTTTAACCAGTGGACTCCTCACGGAGCGCAGTGGGTTATGGTGCTGCGCGATGAAGGTTGGATGCTCGATAACATCCCCCGTCTGCGCCAGTTCTGGGCAGAGTTCCAAGACGAACTAGCCAATAACCCCGACGAACACCTAACCGACAAACGCATCACCATAGACACCCCCTCCGCACAAAAGATGGTCGCAGAATACGACCAGCTAACCGAAGCGCTGGAGCGCGCGGGCGAGAGGCGGAAGGAGTTGCTTGCTGAGATGGTTGCGATGTCGGGCGACCGTAACAGTCTGTTCGCCAACCGCAAATTGACCGTCACTCGCAAGACTGGTGCCATTTCGTATGCAAAGGCAATCAAGAAGCTATTGCCCGATGCTGATCTAGAACCTTATCGCGGTGCGCCCTCTGAATTTTGGACACTGAAATGAGCAACTATGGCAACCAGTTCATGAAGTGCACCAACTGCGGCTCTATAGCTGAAAGCGAGTCCGTAGATGTCGGCGTAGGTCTTTACATCAAGGGCGATTACGCATGCCATAATTGCGATTGGGAAATCTACGGACCTTTAGATTACGGGTTTGTCGGCATGGAGGATCGCAAGTTCGCTCCGGGGGATGCCGATTAATGTACCAGCTCCGAGCGTACCAGCAAAAAGCTGTAGACAAGACCATAGCACACGTTAAGTGCACGCTGGAGCCGTGCTTGTTGGAACTAGCAACCGGCGCGGGTAAGTCTCTTATCTGCGCCGAGATTGCTAGGCTTATCTTTGGGTCAACCGGCAAGCGCGTGCTATGCATTGCGCCTAGCGCGGATCTGGTAAAACAGAACCATGCCAAATACATAGCCACCGGTAACAAGGCCAGCATGTTCTCTGCTAGTGCGGGTTCGAAGTCGCTCCGGCATCCCGTGATCTTCGGTACCCCGTTGACGATCAAGGGCCGCATCAGCGCGTTCCAAAAAGACTTTGCCATGGTGATCGTGGACGAGGGTGATCTAATCACGCCTACCGTCAAGGCCATCATTGAAGCCATGCGCGAGGCGAACCCTCTGCTGCGCGTCGTTCTTATGACTGCGACCCCGTACAGGCTCGGTACGGGCTACATCTTCCGCGAGTGGCCAGATGGTCGGATCAACGGCGTAGACACAGCCATAGAGCCTTATGCGGGCAAGCTGATCTACCGCGTGACGCCGCGCGAGTTGATCGACCAGGGGTTTCTAACCCCGCCACGCATTGGTGGTATTGCTACAGAAGGTTACGACACGTCGGAACTGCTACCTAACAAAATGGGCGGTTTTGACGCGGCTGCGGTAGACCGTGCCTATCACGGCCACGGTCGCCTTACGGCGTCGATCTGTGCCGAGATTGTACGCCAGTCGCGGGATCGGCGTGGGGTGCTGATATACGCCGCCACGGTACAGCACGCACAGGAAATCATGGCCAGCATGCCGCCAGAGTTGACGGCGCTTATAACCGGCGAGACGGCGAACCGCACGGCGATCCTGAAGCGGTTTAGCGCGCAGAAAATTAAGTACGTAGTGTCAGTGGGCACCCTGACGGTGGGCGTTGACCTTCCGCACGTCGATGTCATCGCGGTTCTGCGCAAGACTGCCTCCGCGCGCCTGCTCCAGCAGATCATTGGACGTGGCCTGCGCCTGTATGAAGGCAAGGCGGATTGCTTGTACCTCGATTTTACGTCCGACAACATGGACACACACTTTCCCGATGGGGACGTGTTCTCACCGACGGTGCGCGCCACGAAGAAGGCAGAAGGCGGTGGCCAGATACCATGCGAGTGTCCCGAGTGCGGCTATGCGAATGAGTTCACCGCTAAGATGGACACGCTCGACTACGAGAAGGATAAGCACGGCTACTGCCTGGACGTGTTTGGCCAGCCGATCCTAACCGACTTCGGACCTATGCCCGGACACCACGGAAGGCGTTGTTTCGGCATGGTGCGCGCCGGCCGTGATAGCTGGGACCGCTGTTCGTATCGCTACACCGGAAAAGACTGTCCGACGTGCGGGGAGAAGAACGACCCAAGTGCGCGGTACTGCTACGTCAAGGAATGCCGCGCCGAGATTGTGGACGTGCATGATTCGCTGGTGCTGGAGTTCAAGGCTTACAAGAAAGACGTGCGCCAGAACCAGACCGATCGCGTGGTGTCCGTCGAGTATAAGCCGGGGGTCAGCCGCGCAGGCAATGACACCGTGCGCGCCGACTGGCGCACCGAATACCGGCACTTCTCGACGTGGTTTACTGTTAATTCCAAGCACCCCCAAGGGGCGGCGGACTACCAGCAGTTCATGAAGGCGACGGAAGATATGACGCATACGCCAGAGACGGTTAGCTATCGCAAGGATGGGGACTTTTTTCGCATTCTGGGGTATGGTTTGCCAGCAGATGAGGAGCCACAAGCTGCATGATTCCGACTTACGGCACTCCCACCAAAGACCCATGCCCATCTGAAAAAGTGGAGATGGCCAGCTTCTTCAACCGCCTACGCCGCGAGCATCCGCATTTGGGAGCCATAGCGTTGCACATCCGAAACGAAGGCAAGCGCACAGCCATGCAGCATAGCGCGATGGTCGGGGAAGGCGGGTTCGTTAAAGGCGCGTCCGACGTGGTAATCCCCGGTGCCCCGTCCTTCGTTATGGAGATGAAGTCACGCGCCAAGACCGCCAAAGTGTCCAAGGAACAGGTTGCCTATTTGGAGGCATGCGAGGCCGCTGGGGCCTTCTGTTGTGTCGCTCTGGGGGCTGTAGCGGCTTGGCAGGCGCTAGAGGACTGGCGCGCTCTATGACCCCCTTCCGCCACCCCTCCCAATGGCTCCACCTAATCCTAACCGGCCAGATCGATATGGAAGACGCGCCCCCGTCGGTGCAATCCTGGGCACGCCTGCCGATCTTTCAGGGCGCGTGCGACATCATCCGCTTGGACACCCAGGAACAACGAAAGGCCGAACTCGCTAAGATTCCTCCGCGCGTTCGGCCTTGGGTTGAGGCTGAAGTAAAAAGGGTTTGGCCTATGAGGCGTAAATTATAGCAAGCGAAGAGCGTCCCTAAGCTCCTCCAATAGCAGCCTGTCGCTCCCGCACAGGTGATCGTCTATGTAGTCGCCTTCCTCATCGTATCCGCCTCCACCACGAAGTGCCTCGTTTAGCGCCTCCTCGTATGCGGCGGCATTGGACGACAGGCTCAGGTTGATTTCACGCATGGGCTTCATCCTTCATTTGCTTGCCGGCTGCGGTAAGGTAGACGTGCGGCGCTTCGCCCTCTACGAGCCCACGGCTTGCCATACCTGGAATGGAGCGCCCGTATCCCTCAACGATCTTCACATCGCCGTACAGGGTGTCCTCAGCAGCTAGTAGCGCCTCCTTCATTTTATCGGTCAACGGCTTCATCACATTCTCCTTTTGCGTTCGTTGGCTATCATTTCCTGTATTGCTGCGGTTTTTATCACCACCGTAGCGGGTGACTTGCGAAAGGCGTCTGGCGTAATTGATGCCAGTAGTTCAGGTGACAGGTTGCGCAGAATGGCGCCGATCATTGGTGGGTCGTAGGGGGTCAAGCCGCCATCCTCCGCAAAGCTCGCCCAGCCCGTTCAATAAGCTCGCTGTCCGAGATGCCGACAGACCGCCCACAGATCCAGAACCTACCCCGCGGATCCTGCCGTCCTTCCTGAGTGCAACGAACAACCGGCTTCCACCCATCTCGCTGTAGAACACGCTGAGCCTCCCCCGCCGCCGAGTCCTCCTTATACCCGCGATCGACAGGCGCGGTCATGTAGCCGGGTTTGGCGATCTTCTGTGGTTTCTCAGGCGACTGGCGGGTGAAGTCTACGGCGCGGACGTTGGCGCCCTTCTGTGGGCGTTTGAGGCCCTTCGACACAACCCAGCGGCGCACGGTCTTCTCACTGACGCCGTAGTGCCGTGAGAGGTCTTTCAGCGTGGTTGTGGGATATCGCTCTACAAAGTCCTCTGGAATGGGCTTCATAGGCACTCTGCGAGCCTGTGGCGTGCCTTTGGATAGCTTGAAACGATGCACGGCGTTCTCGACACGCTTGCGACCGCAATCCAGGGCCTTAGCGATGGCCTGATATGAATACCCGTCCTCCACCAGCGTCTTGAGCTTATCCAATTCGATATCCGTCCATGCGCGCTGATATGCGGAAATGCCGCACAGACCGCGCCAACGGCAGATCGTGTGTCGACCCTTGCCATACATCGCCATTTGCTGGTCCACCGTCTTGTGCAGGTGTTCGCGGAAGTCGGCGGGGAGGGGGTTTTTAAGGGGGGTCATTGTCCGAGGGCCTTTTGGATTGCTACGTCTGCGGCTTCCACAAGGGAGGCACCGCCTGGACACTGCTTGTCCATAAAATCCGCACACGCTTGAAGCGCCTCCAGTAGATCTGGCGCTGCTGCAATTAAGCGGGCGTTTGCCAACGCTTCACAGTTATCAAACTCGTGCTGCTCTTGGTGCCAATAATAGCAAGGAATTGGCCCACTTGCGAAATGCGACATATCTTTGGGAGATTCGATCCACCAGCTAATCTTACTATGCTTCATTTCCCAAGGGGTTTGAGCGCCTTTGAATTTTTTCATGCTTCGTCCTCTGGACCATAGATTGTAATGCAGTTTTTGTTGCGCTTGACGCCAAAGCTACGGCCCTGCCACGGCTCCTGACCTTGGCTGAAAAAGGCAATACTGGTGATGCCGTCGGCAGGCCATTCGTAATCTTCCGCCAAAACCATCTTAGCGGTGCGAGCTACCAAGGAATAATCCGACAGCAGCGCATTCACGATAACGCGAGGTCTGTTGCTCACACCCCATCCTCCCATTCATCAACGCCGGGACCGTAGTGGAAGCCGTCCGAGTTTTGGTGCCCCTCAGGCGCCGTCAGGACCAACCATGTTATCACCCCGAACAACAGCACCACGAACGCGATGAAAGCGTATGCGCCGGGGGTCATGATTGCACCGACGGAGATGGAGGAAGTGGCATCCAATGAGTGGGATGACACCGGCGCCAGTCGTGATCGGAGAACTTAGCTACCTGCCCAGTCTCGCTGGCGAAAAAGTAGTCAAAGCGGGCGACGTAGAAACCGTTATGAATATCCCAACCAAGGAACATCACGTCTTCATTGAGCGGCGCGGTGGCAATCGGTTGCCAGTCGGTCATGCTTCTTGCTCCTTATAAAGCTCAGGAACCGGCACACCGTGGACAGCGGCCAGTGTACGTACCGAGCCTAGCAACAGGTCGGGGACGCCTTTTTTTGTCCACATGCCGATTGCTTGGCGCGAGATGTTGAAATGCGATCCCAAGCGGGCTCGACCGATCCGCTCAATAGCGGGTGTGTGTGGGTGTTTTTCCATCCCCGATAGCTACGCTCGCAAATATATTCCGTCAATCCCGGTTGACATGATTATTTTACGCGCCCATAACCCCTCCAACAGCAATGGAGCAAATGAGATGGCTGAGATGGAATTTAAGGGTACGCCGGGGCCGTGGTCGATTGATCCAAACAATGGCGATATTGTTAGCGGACATCTAAATGTTGGAATTCCATATGCCAGCAGGCAGGAAGACAAGCAGCTTATGGCTGCTGGCTTTGATATGCTGGAGGCCCTTCGTGTAGCCAAGGCAACGATCAAGTTGGATGGCGAGCGTTTACGCGATGAATTCCGCTCAACACATCAAAGCGACCATGCCCTTGAGGTGATTGACGCTGCGCTAGCAAAGGCCCTCCAATCATGACCGGCCACGACTACGACGCCATAACCCGCGCCATCAAGGAGTTGCCGCTGGGTAAGCAGTTGCGGATGCTGCGACAGGTGGTTGAGGCGCCTGACTTCCAGCCCTTCACGTCGGACGCGCTGTTCCTGTTAGACGAGGCGTTAAACGACATGGACGCGCAGGCAATCGAACTACTACGCGAAGACGACATCGCTATTCATGGAGCGATAGTATGAGCATTACCGCAATATGCTTTAGCGTGTTCTTTGCATCTATCATCGCCGGAATG